ATACAGGGTCATCAATGATACATAAATCTGCACCTCTTCCAGCCAATGCACCTCCAACACCAACAGCATAATACTCACCACCACTATTAGTAGACCAACGCCCTGCAGCTTTGGCATCTGTTGCTAATCTTATATCTGGAAATATGTCTCTGAAATCCTCACTATCAATAAGATTTTTAACTTTACGACCAAAGCCTACTGCAAGCTCTGCTGTGTGTGTTGCTTGTATTATCTTTAAATCTGGTCGTTTGCCCATAAGCCATGCAGGAAATAAGTAACTTGCAAACTCAGACTTTGTATGTCTTGGTGGCATATTGACAATCAGACGTTTAATCTTACCATCTGCAACTGCTTGTAACTTCTCACCATAGATCTTGTGATGTTTGCCCTCAATAAAGTTTTTTTAATCTTTTAAGTAGAGGAGCTACTTTTTGTAACTCATCATCACTTAAAAACTCAGCATATTGTAAATTGGTCATGCTACCTTAGTTAAAAAATTATCCACAGCATTAATTACACCACCATCTTGCATAGGCACAGGTCTTCCAGTAACAGTTCTTGGTGCTGGAACTCCTGTAATTTTAGCTATCAAATCATTTAAACTACCAGTATCAAAATCTACAGGTGTAAAGCTTGCAGTTGATGCAGGGAACTTAGATGGCACAACTGTTGGTGGACGGGGCGTAGGTTCTGTCGGAGTTGTGCCACCTATTACGTTAGGTGGTTTCTCGTCTTCTTTTTTTTCTTCTTTTTCTTCTGTTGTTTTCTTTAGAAACTTTGTTACAGGATCTTCATTATCGTCACCTGCTTGGAACTGCTCTAAATCACGACCCTCAATTAAGTTACCAAACTCATCTTTAGCACCAATAATTCTACCAGTATCTGGATCAACAACTGCATCTAAACCTTTACTTACAATGCCATCAAACAATCGTCTGTCAAAAAATGACCCAACTTTGTTAGCTAAAGTTGCAAGTAAGTTTGGAAATACTGCATCACCTATCTTAAATGTTTCTCCAAATTTAGGATTGCTTAATATGTCTGCAACTCTTTGCTGATTAATATTACCCTGAATGTCTGCAAGATTTAAATCAGCAAAAGCCTCATCATCACCTACGATTGATTGTTGTGGACCTTGAGTAAAATCTGTGGTTGGAGAAATACCCCTTGCACCTAATGCAGTGGGTGATTGCAAGTTAGCAAGATTTGGTGCAGTGCCGACTCCTAATGCTTGTGCAGCTGCTAACCTATCTGCTTCATTTCTATCAGCTAAAGTTAAGGCAGGAATAAAATCATCTCCAACTCTGCTCTGCTCAGTAGTTGTAGTGTCTATATCAAATACTGTGTCACGAGGACCTATTCTATCTGCTAATGTTTCTAATGCAGTGTCAGGAACAATTCCACGATTTGGCTCTGGATCTCGTGCAGTAAAGGTAGTACCCATATCAGCACCTGCTATGTCACTCAATATTTGTTGTTGAGCTTCATTTGATAACGATCTAAATGTATTCTCATCCATACCAGCTATCTGACCTGTGCCAAATATCTCTGGTGAAATTAGTTGCTCATCCTCTCTTGTTAAATCTTGCATACCTCTGGAAATAGCTACATCAGGTCTTACAATATCACCTCTTGAACCTGCACGTTGTGTTCCAATGGGTGCAGTGCCAGTTAACCCAGATGTCAATGTAGGTGCAGTGCCACGTTGTGATAAAAAGTTTGATATTTGAAAAGCATCTGGAACAAAATCAAAGGCAGTGCCTTTTAAAGCACCCTCTGGTTGACTTTGTACAAATGTTTTTCTTTCTGTTGCTGGTGCTGTTGTTGGAAATGCTGGTAATGCAGTGCCAGTTCTTAAAACGTCTGGTCTTGCTTGTAATAAATCTTGATCTAAAGTTAAATCAGGTATAGTCGATAAACCTTTACCAGTATCAATTGTACCTGTTGGACTAACTCCTAAAAATCCCTGCTTACTTAAATCACCTGGCGAAACACTCTTTGCATCACCTGGTATAATTCTATTGTCAAGTAAACTTGCCAACTGTAAACCTCCACCAGCAGGAGCTACAGGTGCTACTTCTGGCTCTTGAAGTGCAACTAAATTACCCTTGATAGCATCGTCAAAAGCCCTTTGACCAGCACTACTTAACCCACCCTGATTGTTAAAAAATCCTAAAGCGTCAGATTCTGTGCCACCAAATATTTCTGTTTCAGCTCTCGATACTGCTTCTTTTAACACATCTGGTCTTGGAGTGGGTAATGGGGGTGGGGTTGGGTCATCACCCCCAAAAATATTCTGAATCTCTTGATTTGACAAACCCATATTTGCATCAAAACTATCTGATGTGTCCTCTTGACCACTATCATCAATGCCAAAAGGATCAGATGGATCATCAAATCCTGCAAAATCACTAAAATCACCAGCCTCTCCACCAGTTTGCATCATTTGCACAGGTTGTGCAGGTGGCATCATCGGCATAGCCGTCATTTGTGACATCTGTGGCTGGAAAATGTTCACATTGCTTGTCATAGGGGAGACAGGAGCTGTGGAGGATTGCATAACTCCTGTCTGTATCGGAGCTATAGCTCCATTTTTTGGCAGTGTTCCTAAAAAGTTGTTAAATTTACCCCTGCTTTCAGCCGATGTCTCCAATTTCACCTGTGGTGGTTGACCTGGTGATGGTGGGGTCGGCATAAATCCCCCTAGAGGTCCGTTTGCCATGTATCTCTCCACAAAAAACTAGTTTCTGTAGAGATATTATATCAATTATTTATTTTTGACAACAGGAAGCCCATCTCTTTCTCACTTTGAGCTATAATCTTAGCTGGTACAGGCTCTAAACTTGTCGTAACGGATGTCAAAACGTCTTTCATGGACTTTCTTAGCCTAGAAATTCTATCCATGTCGTACTTTGTTAGTGGTTCTTTGTGTTTTTTTACATTTTCATGCACTTTTTCTGCTTCACCACCTCCATTTTGCAAATATTGTAGTGCCATATGCACAGATACTGGCATTCTTTGTGTGCCATACTCGTAGTGACACCACGTTCTTAGACTTAATCCTAATTTTTTGGATAATTTTGCCTGACTGAGGTTCAAAGCTTTACGAAAATCGTAAACTTCACTCTTTGTCAGGTCTGCATACCCATAATCAGTTCTCTTCATTGGTTTTCCTTTCGTTCATATTAACCAAAACTTTGTTTTTTATCATGTCTGCAATCAATTCTTCTTTGTCACTGTAACGATATGCTAAACCATTCCAGTCACAACAGGCATTGGCTATGCGTTTTAGCATTGCAGGAGTCTCCATACCCTTGCATACCAATACAGATGCTATCTCTTGCAGTAAATGGTCGGTATCTTTGACCCTAAACTCACTTATTTCAGAGAGTCGTAATCTATATGTTGTCATTTTTACCTCTTTTCACACTAAATATAGTATTGATTGCACAAAAGTGCAAGATTTTTTTGTGAAAAATTTTTTTGGGGTCGTATTTCAAACACATGGGGGTCGTTTGAGGGAAACTTGGTGTACAGATTTTTTTGTAAAATTTTATAAATTTTGGTGGGGACTATGGTATACCATGCCCGATTTATATAATAAAAACAATAACTTAGACAAAAAAAATAACCTGCTATATTAGCAGGCTATTTTTAATTTTCGATTTAGAGAATTAAGCTAATTGTCTAATTCTCTCATTAAGATCTGCTAACGTCTGATCGTCTAGACCTGCTGTTAAATCTGTTATTTGATTGTCATTAAAATCAAGATCATCTGTTACTGTCTCAATATTCTTAGATATTAAAACCTCGTATCCATTATCGCCATGATCTAATGATCTTCCATAATCAACATTAAATTCCTGCTGATTATGAGTAACAATAAAAGGTTTATAATGATCAATAGATCTAATTTCTGAGATTGTACGTCTGACAGATTGAGGATTGTTAATCCCAACATGAGACATAATATCTCTTGTTGATCTTGCTTGACCTCTACAATAATCCCATACCTGCGATTTAAGAGTATTAGCAGATCTTCCTATATAGGATGGGCTGAAAAGCTCTTGCATAGTTGTACGAGCTTTAAAACGTGATACAAGGCTATTTAAGATTAAATTAGTATTATATTTAACCCATGTTTTAACCTTTTTATATTCTAATGTTGCCCCATGAGATCTATTTTCAATAGTTCTAGTAGAATGATATTTATTAATATTCAGAGCTGAATATTTATAACTTGTACCACTAGGATTTAATGCACGTCTAAGATCTTCAACAGTACAATTAGCACGTTTAACAGTCTCAGCAGATGCAGGATATCTGCAAAAATATCCATCACGTCTAGACCTAGCAATAAGGCTACCATAAAAATCAATATGTTTAGCCATCCTATATGCAATGTCTCTAATAACCTCTAATGGAATTTGATGGCTATTGCTGACATCGAACAATTGAGACCTTATAGCAGGATCTTCAAGGTAATGATTATAATTTCTAGAATTATATTGTTGTTTCATTTCAATACTTTTCCTAGTGAATTGCTCATTTGTTAAACTTGGTAATATTGGCATAGTTGAAAAGTGAACGTGGACAGAACAATCTTTATTGCAATATCCACTGTTAGCAGATGCAAAATCCATGCAGTCTTTTAAATAATCCCATGCAACATTACAGTCTGCTAATGCAGGTAAATCTTCCTCGCAGTCTGCACGTGATCCATCAGGTTTGAACTTAAGACCTGCAATGGTATTTATTCTATTCAATTCAACATAAGCTCTAGATCCATGAGACCTGCTCATAAATTCGACCTCAGGACCAAACGCAATTCTAGAATTGTCACCAATGTTTGAAAATAATTTTTGTATTTGATTAAGCATGATTTTTTACCTTTCCATTTGTTGAAATCATAATTTTATTATATATAGTATTGATTACATTGCAAGCATTTTAAGTCATTGATTTTATTGACTTTTTTAAATTAATTTTTTTTGAAAAAAAATAAAAATTTTTTAACCTATTACCTATATATATGTGGAGAGTTTGATGGTCGATTGTCCAGAAGGCGAACCAGCCCGATCCCCGATCCGATATGACTACGAACAATTGTACGGACTGACACCAGAAAAAACCCAGCCTCCGAAGAAGCTGGGCTTTTGCCTAGGAGACAACTACCTCCACTGAGAACCACCGATTCGTTTATTCGTCAACGGGCTACCGATCTCTTCCATTCTGAAACTCTCTATGATTGCAGAGTTGATTGAATCATCGATTCGATCCCAGTAACCAGCATCAAAGAAACCTTTAAGTCCAGTTCTGATGCCATCAACGTACATTGGATTCGGTGTGTGGAATCCAGTATAGTTCATCTTGTAGATGAAACCTTGATACTCAGCTCGTCCTCTTGTCTCTCTGAAAGTGACGAACTCTTTTCTGTATAAACTTGGAAACCCCTCAAATCTATCAAGAGCTTTCTCACAAGCAGGTGTAATTTCCCAAGCAACTGCTGGTGCATTCTTATACCTAGCACCATCGTGTGGCACTACGTCTGCTACATTGTTGAACTTAAACCTTTGCCCTTCAATGAAGCCAACCCCAATCTGCTTGGCATTTGGACACCTTCGTCTCATTGCCTCTCTATTTGTATTAGCTCCGTAAGCTATATAAATCCTTTTCATGTGTATCTCCTTTGGCTGAAATTGATTTAATATATATATAGTATTGATTGCTACATTAGTCAAGAAGTTTTTTTATTTTTTTTTTACAGCCTGAATCGGGCTTCAGGAGTACGAACAATTGTTCGGAAACAGCCAGTAAAAAAGGCTGGGAGAACCCAGCCTGTTTTTGCTATGTGATGTGGTCGTTCCGTCTGACCCTGACCTCTCCTGTGGAAAGTCTGATCTGCATGGACTCACCTTGCTTGAGCTTCATCATGTCCCAACCTCCTTTGGTGAACTCAAGACATTGATCTGAAATCAAGTCGTACATTCCTCCTACGCAAGCAAGCTCATCTCCTTCATAGATTTCCACCCCTCTGCCTATGATGGTTTCCATAGTATCTCTAAAGTCTTTCATTTCTTTTGTCATTGTCATATCTATCTCCTTTGGCTGATATATTTATATAGTAATCATTACTACCCAGGAAGTCAACACCTTTTTTACATTTATTACAAGTTTCAGGTATTTCATCATCTCCAAGCATCGAGCTATAAACATGACCACAATCTGCACAAGTGAATCTGCCGTCTTTTTCTTTTATCAACTTTGCCTCCTTGTTGAATACGAACAATTGTTCGGTTACAGGATAAAAAAGAAGCTGGGCTTCTAACCCAGCTTCAGCTCCTCCCTTCTTAAAATGGCACGATTATTACTACTGCACAAAGCACTACCCAAAAGATGATGGTTTGAGCTACCACCAATGCTATCTCCCAACTATTCATTAGAATGGGTGCAAGGTTGAGATTGCTATTTCTCTTTCCCTGTCCTTTGAAACATTTATGCTCTCGTTCCACTTATCAACGATTGCTCTGACATGATCTCTGTCGCCTACGAACTTATCCATTTCATGTGGATCGTCAGGATTAGCTTTACCCAATGGATAGTAACCTGTTTCGTTTTCAACGATCTTTGCCACTCTAAACTTGTTGTCCTTATATGTCCCTTCAGGAACGTCTGTAAAACAGTAATTTGCCATGTTTATCTCCTTTGGCTGATTAAATATATTTATATAGTAATCATTACATAATATAAGTCAAGCACTTTTTTTTAATTTTTTTTATTTTTTTTTAATTTAGGTGTTGACATTAATTGTAATGATTGCTATATATATAAAAGACGGCATGACAGTAATGGTTTACAGTATCCCGTCAAGTCCAATTCGGACTATAAACGTAGCAGTCGAAGTTTTACAGGGTGGGGTTGCATGACTCAAAAAGAAACCCCCCACAACATGAGGTCGAAAGTTCGGGGTAGGGGGTTCACAGACCTAAAATAGCAACTCCCCCAGTTAATGTGAGAGCATGAAAAAAGAGTCGAGAATCCTTTCCATCTCGGCTCTTTTTTTTGTCTGGCTTCTGGAGCTGGGGAGTCCGAACAATTGTGCGGACTTAACCTTTACCAGTAGAAGCACCAGCTAGAACCAGCACAAAAAAAATCGGGAACAGGTTACCCCGATCCCGATTGTTGCTGGGCAAGTTGCCCGATCTTTTAAGTTTCTGCCTCGTTGAAGGCTACTTCTTCCAACGCATACCAAGAAAGTGCGTTCATTATTTGAGTATCTACCCCTTCTGAATGTCGAAGTATAGGATTCCAACCATGAATAACATCTGATATTTCAGATATTGTTGGCTTCACATCTTTTAAACATCTAAAACCCTGAACAATTTCAAACGGATTGATTCCAAAATCTTCAGCTTGTGATTCAAGATGCTTATAGATAGCTCTCATATTATCTTTTGCAAATTTAACAGTTTCTGAATAATAAATAAAACCAGAAAAACCCCCATCTGCTCCACCTCTAGCCACATCTCTAAAGGTTTGCTCTGTCTCTTCCTTGCTCATATCAAGCTGTTTGATAACAGCTTCTTTCATTTCGTTATAATAATCCATTTCTTTTCTCCTTTGGCTGAATGAATATATATAATATATAGTAATGATTACATAGTGTCAACAGTTAATATTAACTTTTATTAATTTTTTTTTTACAGAACTCCTGCTGCCAGAAGCGGGGAATACTTCGAACAATTGTTCGGAGTCAGGTCTGGACAGCGCGCCAGACTCACCCGTGTGTGAGTACGAACAATTGTGAGTATTCAGGTCTGGACGGGGAGTTGCGCAGCCCGATTCACCCTGACCCGATCCGAGCCATAACCCGAACCCGTTGCTGGAAGCCAAATAGTAGCCCGATGGAAGCCCGATCCACCCCCGATCCGATCCCGATTAGCAGCACGACTCCGAACAATTATACGCACTCCGATCCCGATCCGATGCTGTCCAGTCCCGTTCTATAGAAATTGTTCGGTGTCCTCGTGCCAGACCGCAGCAAGTGCAGTCCCGATTATACCCATATTTAACTATTTTTGCCTATCTTCTTTGGGTGTATGTGGGTGACGTTAGCTTTTTTCATCCGATCCTGTGCTTTTTGTTGCAGGTTCTGTAGTTCAGCCAGTATTTCTTCCTTCGTCATGCTATCAACTTTCTCATGTAGTACATGAGCCTTGTTTACAAGCAATCCAGTAGCCTTTAAACGTAGTTCTTCAGCCCGAATAGCCTCACCAAACTTTCCTGACTCCCAAGCTTCGTTACGGATCTTTAAAAGATCCCGTACAGACTTATCAATCGTTACTCCAAACCGACTTCGATTCTCCTCCTGCATCTCCTGAAATCGTTCCTGCACGACTTCGTTACGGAGCAACCTAACTGCATCTACTGACGGATTACTGTACCCAGCTTGCCGAGCTGCGTTAGTCTGTGTCATATCCTTGTGCATGAAGTTATCCAGAAAAGCTTGTTGTTTCTGGGTCAATCTTTTCAGCCCTTTTGATCTTTGTTCTTGTGGTAAATTTTCGCCTACTTTTGGCATTAGCTTTTACTCCTTGTCGTTACGTTATTTGGGATAGGGGGTGGTGGTTACTTACCACCCCCCTATACCCCCTATAGGGGGGGAAGTTCGGTAAGTTGGTAAGTTTCAATAAAATCAATGACTTACAGGGCATAAAATACTTACCAAGCCCTTTGGTAACCAATGTAAGTAACCTAA